CAATCGTTTGGTGAAAATCTGCCGAAGCATTAGCATAAGCTTTAACAAGTTCTTGTGATCCCTCATAACCCTCTCCAATAGAAGCGGCATAGTGAACAACCATTCTTGGTTCTTGTTGTGAATAATCAAATGAACCCCACTTATGATCTTCTTCTGGTAAGAATATACCTCTAATATTTTTAGCAAATTCTTTATTACGTGCAGGAAGTTGTTGTAGGTTAGGGTTAGACATGGATAATCTTCCAGATACAGTTCCACCTGAATCTGATCTTAATTGATTAATCTCTGCATGAACTCTTCCTTTGTGTTCATACTTTAAAATATTTGCAAGGAATGTATTATGAAATTTATTAATTTCTCTTGCTTGTACAATTAATTGAGAGATTTGATGTTTAGAATTATGCAACCAGTTCTGTGTAAAAGATGGTTCTCCTGTCTTTTCAGTTCTAGGATATTCAATCTTTAACTTATCAAAGGCTTCTCCTATTTGTCTTGCCGCCCAGATATCTACATTCTTACCAACTATTTTATTAATTTTATGTAGGATTACTTTTTCTTGTGCTACAAATTCTATAGTTAGTTTACTTGCTTTCTCAACATCAACTCTAACACCTCTTTGTCTCATCTTAAGTATTGTTGGAAGTACTTTAGATTCTAGCTCCCATACTGTAGTTAGACTTTGTTTATTGATCTCATGTTTAAAACGTTGCCACAATAGGTACGTGAGCCGTGCATCTTGTTCAGCGTAAAAGCCAACATGTTCTGCAGGTAGCTTCCACATCTCAGATTTAGGATCTACCCCATGATCTTTTGCTGCTTCATTCAAATCTGTTTCTGCTTTAATCTCTCCTAAATATTCAAATGCTAAATTGTTTAATGAGTAAGATCTTCTATTTTCATCAATCACGGCTGCTGCAATCATGGTATCAACAATTTTACCATTTACTTTCATACCCATAGATTGTAGCCAACCTAAGTCGTATTGAGCATTATGAAATATCTTTGTATTAGGTAACTCACAAACAGATTTAATATATTTTAAAACATGTTCAGCAACCATATTACCACCACCCCAATGATTGAATGGATAATATCCTTGCCAACCATCTACGGCTACGGCAAATCCTATAACTTCTCCATTGTTAGTTGCCCAACCAGCACCTAGTCCCTTAGTTATACCATCGTCTCTTGTTTCTAAGTCAATTGCAATTTCTGGATATCCAGATAAATTTTTATATTCACTTGGACAAGACCAAATACTTTTTTTAAACGTCATAGATAATTGTAAGCTAGTCATTTAATTAAATCCTTTTGAAATTGTTGGTTAAAATCTAAAGCAGCTTGTGCGCCTACTTCTATCAAATTTGAATAACTTAAGGCTACAGGACATTCAAAATCCCTAGAATGCTGTAAATGCTTATATTCTATTTTATCTTTCCAAATATAATAAGTATTCCAATTAAGTGGATGTTCTAATATTTTTTCTAAATTTTTTTGATTGCTATCAAAAATTTCTACACTAGGAAATTTGTGTAAGAAATTTAATTTATTATCTTTATTCCAAACTATATAATAATGATGATTGTATCCTTTCCATTTTATTTTTGAATTTTCAGGATAGTTCTCACTATTCATACATATTTCAGCAATAGGTGAGGGGCATTCAATATACCCTGCCTTAGAAATTCTTGATATTTCTTCCATACAATGAAATGGATTATATAAGTCTTCTAAAACATGTCGTGCGTAAGTAAAATCAAATTCTTTATCATCATATGGAAATTTATCTTTAGAAAAATCTACAATTTTATAGTTAGGAAGTTTGTTGCTTTCATCAGTATTCCAACCACAATAATGTGTTGCATATTGAAAAGGTACAAGACTTGGCCCTAATTCTAAAACTTTCATATCCTTAGTAATCATACTACCAAGATGATCACTTATTTGTTTAAGAGGTTGCCAATATTTATTCACTATAATCTCTTTCTATTATCATCTGTATATAATGTATTGCCTTAAGTAAGTCCTCTTTCTTTCCTTTATCTTGGTGACGACATATATACTTGATTGCATTACCTTCTGCAAACAATATTTTGTTTTTATTAATGAACTGAGATGGTTGTATGGCATACTTTTTATAATGTGCCCCACCGACTTGTTTAAAAAATATTTTATTGCTCATTTTTTCTCCTGTAAGTAAACTAAATAATCTTTGCCAACAGGATAGTTATACCGATAATCACTAGAAAGCAAATGTAATGTTTTCTTTGCTCTAGTAAACCCTGTATAGTAGACTTTTAGTTCGTCTATTTTGTCTTGTTTATTCTTTCTATTGAAGTCAGAAGCATAATCATTTTTTGATGAAACAATAACATGATCGGCTTCTCCACCTTTAACAGAATGAATGGTATCTATAATAATTTGTGGAGGACTATCTAATTGATCCTGCCCATAACGTTTTAATAATCTAATAAAATTAATCTTTTGTCTTGGATGAAAGTTTCTACGTAAAATCCACCACCACTCTTTTGTTTTTTGTTCTTCACTAATTCTTAAGCCACACCACTCTACAAGCTTAGTGTAATCATATTTATTATAATCTGGTTCATTAATCCAAAACTTTTCTGATCTATAATTTGCAGATTCAATATCTCTAATGTATTTATATAAATTTTCAGCCATTTTCTTATTTATACTTTTACCATTAGCTACACTAGTCCATGATTTAATTGCTGCCCATTGCCTTTGGTCAAATGATTTATTGCCCTTGTTATCAGAAAAATATAATCCAGCAGCTTTAGCCGACATTCTAAGTTCATTAACAACTTTAGAAACTCTACCTAATATATACCAAGTGCCATTTAATTCATTAAAAGGTATCTCCATAAAACTTAAATAACGTTTTACATAACCCTTCTCTTTGTTAATTGTTTCAAATTTTTTCTCTACACTATCTAATATCCCTCTACGAACTATTTGAGAAAAGTCATATATAGCTTGATTAAATCTTCTAGTTTTATGCAAGACAACTTTACGGCCAGGAAAATAAGTAGTAAAATATTTAGAGTCTGATCCATTCCATTTATAGATAGCTTGGTCATCATCTCCCGCTAAATAAACTCTTCTTGTATTATTTACAATCTTATAAATTACAGACCATTGTAAAGGAGTAAAATCTTGCGCTTCATCTAAAATTAAAATTTCTAAAGGTGGAAAACTTACTTCATTAATTGCACGTTCAATCATGTCAGTAAAATCAATAAAAGATCTTTCTCCGCCACTTTGTTTGTAATGTTCGTAAGTAGACACCTTTCTTACAAACACATCTATAGAATCTTTCTTATAAGGTTCTAACTTATATACTTCTACTGGATCTCTCATCATATTACGTGCTTTATCATAAATACCAAGCGACCAGTCTTTATAAACAAAGTCATCATCATCAAGTCTATTATCAGATTGCTTTATAAACTTTTCTTGCAAAGCAAAATCAATAAGACAATTTTTAGTATCAAATACTTCTTCCTGAAAATATCTTCTGCAATATTTATGTAGGGTTTTAAATCTAGAAAAATCTTTTTCTGTGTACTGTGGAAATGCAGCAAGAGCTCTATCCTTTGCAGTGTCCACTGCTTTATTTGTAAAAGAAATAAATGCAATACTATTAGGGTTTACACCTCTCTTAATATGTCCCTTTAATACTTTTTCAATTAAAGTATATGTCTTCCCAGTTCCCGGCGGCCCAAATATCTTAATTGTCTTTTGGTGTATCTGTTTGAGTTTCTGGATTTCTAAATTTTCCTGTGTGGTAGTCATTGTCCATTTCAGTTATATTGTTTGTTTTACCGTTGGTCTTTTTCATTGAGTCGTGATTAATAAATTTTGGCATTAAGACAGACCAAACATTTTTTTGGCCCTGATAATATTCTAATCTAGTACAATTAAGTAAACGTAATGCATCTATAGTAGAATTAAATACTTTGCTCTTTTTTTCCTTAAGCCATTTATCAATTGTGCTTCTGGTGAAATAACAAATATTTGTTTTAGAATCTATAACAATATACCCGTCCTTAAGTTTACTAAAATCATCCTCTTCTAATTTATCCTCA